GGTAATGTTACTGGTGATGTTACTGGTAACGCTACTGGACTTTCTGGGTCTCCAACACTTACGGGTATCACTAGCATTTCTACCACTAACTTAACGGTTAATGGGAATTCATATCCTTCTGCTGGTCCTTTAAGTAACCGGAACCTTATAATTAATGGGGCCATGAACATCTGGCAGCGAGCAACCACTATTACTGGTGTTGCTGACAACGTAAACGAAGGTTATCAATCTGTTGATCGCTTTGGTTTCTCTTTTGCCAGTACCCATGGAGGCGCTTGCACAATAAGCAGAAGTACAGAAGTACCTAGTGGTGAAGGTTTTGCTCAGTCATACAAGGTAGATATCACATCATCAGTTACTCCCACAGCAAATCAATCAACTGGCATTTTTACAAAAATTGAAGCTCAAGACATAGCCAATTCAGGATGGGATTATACGAGCACAAGTTCTTATATAACTTTATCTTTTTGGGCACGGTCCACAAAGGCTGGAACTTACTGTGTTTTCCTTGATTCTCAAGACGCAGCTACTTATGAGAGGTATATCAAAGAATATACATTAGTGGCAAATACATGGAAAAAAGTTACAATTACAGTACCAGGTAAATCTACATTGGCATATAATAATGACAATGGTGAAGGGATGAATGTGTTTTGGATGCTTTCTGCTGGAAGCAACCGTAACACAGGAACCGATGGAACCTGGCAGACGGGAACTAATAATGCAACCTCAAATCAAGTTAATTTCTTTGATAGCGACACCAACGATTTTTACCTCACCGGCGTCCAACTAGAAGTTGGTGAAGTTGCCACACCATTTGAGCACAGGAGTTACGCCGATGAGTTAGCAAAGTGTCAGCGGTATTATTATCGTCACGTTGACGGTTCTTGGGATGTAAATCATCCAATTGCTTCTGGTATGTGGTATGCAACAACTAGTTTTTATGGTGTTATTCATTTTCCAGTAATGATGTGTTTTGCTCCAACATTAAAATATAGTAATAACGCAAACAGTGGAGCATTTCTAGTATTTGGTGCAGGTGTTAGTTCAAACACTGACGACATTACTACTCAAGAACAAGGTAGAACAAGTTATGTTATTACTATATACAACTTGTCTCCGGCAAGAACAGCAGGTGCAGGAGCATGGGCACAATTAAATAATGAAGCAGGTGCTCACATTTCATTCGAAGCGGAGTTGTAAAATGTATCAGTTAATGTTTAATCCAATAAAACAGCAAGTTAATTGTATAAAAAAGGTCGAAGGAAATCTTGTTTCTATTATTCCAATTAATGAAGAAAATAAGGATTACAGAGAATACCTTGAATGGCTAGCAGAAGGCAACGAGCCACTGCCAGCAGACGACCCCTCATAAATACCTAAAAAACCATAATGGCTAGCAATCTTCGTGTAGACAATATACAACCATCAACTGGGATGGGTATTGGTATTGGAACTGCCAATGGTTCAGTGACAATTACTGGCGATTTATCGGTAGACACTAGCAAAGGTCTTACAGTAGGTACTGGTGCTACTATAAGTGGTGGTACTAATTATATCACTGCTTCTACTAACGGTAGTGAGAGACTTCGTATAGATTCAAGTGGAAATGTTGGCATCGGGACAGATATTCCAGTTACATCATTTGGTTATTCAAACCTTTCTCTTGCTAATAATAGTGGTGGACAAATAGAATTAAAAAGACTGAGTAGTGGACCAAATGTACATTATATTTGGGGTGATAACCATTTAAATATTGCTGCTTCCTATTCTGGTAGTAGTGGAGATATAGTTTTTAAAGCAAATGGAAATAATGAAAGATTTCGCGTGGGTGCAGATGGTAATCTCCAAATCGCCAACGGAAACCTAGTATTTTCAACATCAGGAACTGGTATTGACTTCTCTGCGACTTCTACTGATGGAGCAACAGTAGACTCTGAACTTCTAAGTGATTATGAAGAAGGTGAATGGACCCCTACTGTTGGTGGAAGTGGTGGTGATGCAACGGCTACTATTGGAAATAATAGGTGTCGTTATATCAAAATAGGAAAACTCGTTGTTGCCTACGTGGATTTTGATGCAACAATAAGTGCTATTGGAGCTGGACAATTGCAAGTATCATTACCATTTGCTGTTGTTAATCCTAATCCAAAACCATATTGTGAAATATTTGGAGCACGTAACTGTAGTATGATTGCTTCGGAAACATATAAAGTAACTGGATGGACAATTGAAAATAGTTCAAGAGGAACTTTTCAACTTTCAACGGGAACAAATGGTGCTGAGACCTCAGTTACTTGGGGTTCAAATGTAAACACCTCAGGAACTCCAAGACTTTGTGCCGCCTTTGCTTATTATTCGACCACCTAATAAATAATAACACCTAAACCTGTTTAATTCGGAGGATTATCCTAATGGCACTTACTGAAAGATGCGAAAACGACAAGATTGAAATTGTGGGACAATACAAAGCAGTCCAAGTTCGCTGTGCGACTGTAATCGAAAGAGACGGAGTAGAAGTAACCCGCTCATTCCACCGTCACGTTCTTCACCCAGGAACACTGGATGAGAATGATGCTCTGGTAGACACTGACCTTTCTGGCGAAGACGCTGATGTTGCAGCAATTGCAACCGCTGCCTGGACAGATGCAGTCAAAGAAGCATGGAGACTCAAACTGGTTGCCGATAAGCAGCAACTTGTTTGACATATAAGCAATAAAACGGTATAGTAAAGGGATATATATCATATCCCTTTTTTATTTGTGTATGAATTTTACAGTATATTCAAAAGATAACTGTCCCTATTGCTATAAAGTCAAACAAGTGCTAGAATTGACTGGAAGCAAGTTTGTTGTACGTACTCTAAACACAGACTTCAACAGAGAAGAATTTTATTCTGAGTTTGGACAGGGTTCAACATTCCCGCAAGTTATTTGTGATGATAAAAAATTAGGAGGATGCGTTGACACCATTCAGTTTCTCAAAGAAAACAACGTCATCAAAACCTGACATAAATAAATCAGAAGACCACTTCAACCGTGGCATTGAACTCATACTTAATGGAGGTAAGAGAAAGCAAACGCACCCATTCCACATCATCTTTGAAAAGATGGTTTGCTTTCTAAATCGGGAAGTAACCATTTATTTTGAATTTTCCTTCAACAGTAGGAAAAGAAAAGTAGTTTCCCGAGGTAAGAAAAATGTTAGCAGTTAGTTTAGTATTTGGTTCCTTTCTGACAGTATTGTTTCTTGTTGTGGGGGTTATAGGTGGTTGGGTTGCACGAGAATACATGATGAACTATCGTGAAATTCCTAGACCTCATCCTGAAATGTTTGATGGGCAGGGTAACCTAATACCCGATGAAGTAATCGCATTTAATTTTGAAAACTATCATGACTACGACGAAGAAGACGACGGCATCGACGAGTAGAAAGAAATCTACTACAACAAAAAAACCAGCAGTTAAGATTGCTGAGACTATTGAAAACTTGCCAGCAAACCCATTTATTTTTGAGATCCTAAACCTTGCAACAAAGCAAAGAACTATTGCTAAGAAGGTAGAAGTTCTTCAAAAGTATTCTCATCCTGCTTTGAAATCGCTTTTCATTTGGAACTTTGACGAAACTATTGTTTCTGCCCTTCCACCTGGTGATGTTCCATACTCCGCTGTTGATGAGCAAGATTCTTTCACTGGAACTTTGAGTGAAAAGATTGCTGACGCTGTTAACAAAATGGAAGAACTTGGGACTCGTTCTCTTGGTTCGCAAGATCAAGGACGTTCTTCTATTCGTAAAGAGTATCAAAAGTTTTACAACTTTATCAAAGGTGGTAATAATGGACTGAGTAATCTCCGTAGAGAGACGATGTTCATTAACATCCTTCAAGGACTTCATCCACTGGAAGCAGAAATTATCTGTCTTGTAAAAGATAAGAAACTTGAAACAAAGTACAAGATCAACAAAGATGTTGTATCGAAAGCCTATCCAGATATCATTTGGGGTGGACGTTCTTAGTAGATAAATTGGAGTGTTTGTAATGTCTAAAAATGTTGCAGAGGTGTCCAGCGAGACACGAGTACAGGAAAAGTCAATGGAATCTTGGACACTATCGGAAAAGGAAAACTCCAAACAAAAATACGGTGCGGAGATAATGATTGAGAATGGCACTTGGGAACAAGTCAATACAAAAGACTGTCCCAATGATGCCAGGATCGTCACCTACGAAGTGGACGGAGAAATTCGTTATGACTTGACCCGTAGTGCTAAGGCAGTCAATATTTTTGATATGTATTGGGACAAGTTTCGTGAAGGTATAAGGAAGATTGAATACGGTAACGGTAGAGTTAGTCCTAAACTCTGGGGTTATCAAGCACCAAAGAGCAAGAAAAAGAAGTAAAAGTTAAAATATTACAGTTTTGTATCACAAGTTACAAAACTCACTTGCTAAATAATCGCATCAGGGGTATACTACCCTTACGTTCATCCTATGTTATCACTAGCACTGATCTTTTTTAGTCATATCGATCCTGAGCTTTTTCTTAGGTGCGAAGACTATCTTTGGTTAAAACAGGG